CGGTAGCCTGTCTTGGTTTCGCTTACTTTTAAAACCCTAAAAGAACCTGCTAACTTTCCCTGATCTACGGGTGCATATTTTGCTAGGTTATCTACTATCGAAATGCCAAGTTTATTCATGGCATCTGTTACATTTTTAATCAATGCTCCTTCAACTGAAGCTACAAATTCGTTACCCTTCAGCCTTCTGCCTCCAATGTTGACTAGTCCTTCTACCTGTTCCTTTGTTGCAACTGCCATTTCTTGTATTCGAGATCCTTGTGCTTGTTATAATCCTTCAAATATGCTAGGCAGTTTAGATATTCCACTACCCTTAAATCATAAGCCTCATTTACTGTTATGTTGTTGAAATCTGCCACCTGTTTTGTACTAAATACCCACCCCCAGCGTGCCATAAACGGGCTGCTTTCTCCGCCATCTCCTTGTTCTGAATTGAGTAGGTTATGGTACTGCTTATTAACTCGTTGAATAATTGACAAAAAAAAAGCATGCACCCGTAAACCTGCAAGAAGTTAGCATCTAGCAAATCATCTGCTACCACCTCATGAGGCACTACCCCATAGCCCTTATATTTGTCACCCTCCATAGGAAGAAAGAAGCAGGCAGCAATCTTGTTTAGTTGCATGATCTCACCGCTAAAGGAAAGAATATCTATGTACTGCCCGGCTGTGATCTCCTGAAGTTCGTAGCAGAACTTGTAACGATTATCCCCTACCTGTAGGAAGTCCACAGGCTTTGATTCTGGAATGTTGTTAAAGAAAGAAAGCTTTTCCCCGTACTCATGGATAAGATCCCTGTACTTGTATTCATCGTAATCCCGCTCATTTTTACCCTCGATCACAGCTAGCATTTTCTGCTGCTTCTCGATGATGTTTAGATTTTGGCTTGCCTCGATATCGTACAAGGTAATGAACTGCCCAACGGTTAATTTATCCCACATGGCTTTAAATATATTTATTTGGTTTGATGTTTTTATCTGAAGGAGTACCTACCTAGATGACTCATAGAAATTTTATTCACTACTGAATAGCGCAGCGCATCCAATGCGTGATTGAAATTATCTACAGGCTTGTTAGTCATCTGTCCGTTTTTATCTTCTATGTATTTGTAGTTCCTGAGTTCCTTGATCAGGTTGAAACTGCTTTCCGTTGCGTACAGCTTGTATCTTCTGATAATGTCTATCCCTATGTTGATAGATCCCTTGATGGTAGGCTTCACATTCCATCCCATCCTGTAGATTTCTTCTATACTTTTTGGCTCCGCTGAATCCGCATAGATTTCATTGCTGCGATCTAGTCCAAGAACTTTCATTTCATTTGCAATATCTTGGTTAGTCATCCCTGTTCTGTAAAGCAATTCATCCACGTACATATTATCATCTAAGATATACGTTCGGACTAAAGAAGTAGGGTCACTTGAGTAACCAAAGTCAAGACCATAGCTTACTAGCTTTGCTTCCTTTGGGATTTCTTTGATGGTACTGAAAGTATATACCAAAGATCTAGCCTGCCCCCTTTCCCCTAGGCCGTAGACCCTCCAATAGTTTTCATCTATCCCTTTCAGCCTTTCGATTTCTTCTTTGATTACATCGCCTAAAAATGGGTTATCTTTGTAGGTAGTTTGGAAGAACTCAACATCCGACCGGGTTAAAACTTGATCATAGATCCAATGGAATTCTTCAGATGGGTTATAATCCAGAATCACCTTTTCATTGGTTCGGAACAGAAGCTGTGTCCAATCTTCATGAGTTAATTCGTTTGCCTCATTGCAAAAAAGTAGATCTCGCTTTCTACCCCGGATCTTTTGAGGCATGTCTAAACTTATAAACTCGATCGTATTTTGGTTTAGCCTGTATTCGTTATTGCTTTTGCTGTGATCATCTTCTGAGTAGATATCATGATCCTTGAGGATCTGAAAAAAGTCTCGCATCACCGTACCCCTCAAAGCCGGGAAGGACTTCCTACAGATTGTGATTATCTTACCCTCATTCCTTTGGCAGTAAGCAAAGATGATCCAAAGCAGGATATTAAAAGTTTTGCCTGATCTGGTGCCTCCTTGCTGCACTACTATCTTAGCCGTGCTTTCTTCTAGGTGCCTAAATACTTTGTTGGTTTTTAATTTAATCTGCGCCATCTATAATGGTCACTTCGAAAAGTTTCTTCCCATCTGCCCCGGTGACTTCCTGCCTTTCTACATAGCCTCTGGATTTGCCCTGAGTTTTCAAAAAGAAAATGATGGCAGTAGTATCACCGCCATCTATCTTCTGATCTAGCTTGCTTTCAACAAAATCTAGCCTAGTATTCCTGCCTTCGATTACAGCCTGTTCTAAGCCCTCCTGCTCGATCCATTTGTACAGGGTTACTCTATCTACCTGCAATGATCTTGCAGCCGTAGAAAGGTTACCAAATGCCTTTACGATGGCTTTCTCGATTACAGATGTATCAGGCTTTTTCATAGTGTTGATTTTTGTTATTTATTCTAACCCTTTAAAGGCTTTTAAAGGGTAAAATACTAGGCTGTTTCTGTAGCCTCCTTTGTGTGTTGGAATGATTGGAGTCACCCCGTGAACATTCCTCCAAGCCGGGTAAACTAAAATTGAATTATCCCGCTGCCCGATAGTTGCATTATAATCTGGAATGTGTAGATCCCCTCCTTTTGAGTTTTGCTTTTTGCAAATTATCACATTTACTGCCCCTACTATATTACCTGCGTCCCTGTGAAAGGGTGCTGAGATATTAAAGTTAGAAATAGAACTTGTGAATAAATTACTAAAAGTCCATTTGCTAGGAACTTCTTTAAATAATTGAATTTGCCTTTCGTACTGCTTAGGTATTATTTCCTTAATTAATTCTTCACTTTCCCTAGCTAGCAAAAGCATAGCTTTAATAAAAGTTTGTGCTGTCTTAACTGAATGTACTGAAGAAATAGAAGGATAAGGCCTTCTATTATGAGGCCTTGGGGGAACACTTCCTATAATTGTAGAATATTGTTTTACGACATTTTCTTTAGTGTATTGACCTGCGGATCTACCCATTTCACTTTTAGGCACCCTTTTGCTTTGTAATTCTGCATTAGCTAGATCCGCTAGTTTACACATATTCTCAGGCATCTTTGTTAGGTAAAATCCTATAGCCTCTCCATCGGCATAAAATATGCTGTCCTCGATTACATTTGGTTCAATGTATTCACAATTATCTCCGATCTTTCGATCATGATCTATTTTAATTAGGTCAATTCTTTTCATAACAAAATACGTTTGTGCAAGCCGGGAACCAAGATTTCTGCCATTGAACTTCTCTTTTGTCATCGTGACAAATTCTGTGCTTCTCGTAGTTAATTTTATATTTTTTTTCTTGTAATTCTATAACTTTCCAGAGCCTTGACAAACTTGGATCTACGTCAAAACTCCATTCGTAAACTAGCTTTTTAAATTTACTTTCTGTTTTTTCAAGGATAGGCATTTCGGCACCCTCTATGTCCATTTTGCAGCAGTCAAATTCCAAAGCCTCATTATCAAAATTTACGCAGTTAACCTTGATACCTTTGTCATTCCACTTACGAACTATTGAGTTTCTCCAAACTTGATTATTATTCCCTATGAATAATATGGCATCCTTTCTATCATCATGAACTAGGGCAACATTTTTAATTTCAGCCCTAAATCCATTAAGCATTAAGTTCTTTTGAATCATGTCGCAGTTATAAGGGTCTGGTTCGTATACTGTGACATTGGCACCTTTTGAACAGGCTAGCAAAGCAAAGGCACCTACATTGCCTCCGCAGTCCATCCAATTTTCATTAGCCTGAATTGTCATTCCTTTTTTCAGGTAGGTTTTATTGCCTATGACTTCTTCAAATGTTTTTAGATCTGAAAAATCTTCCCGGTAAAAGAAATGAATTCCATCTATAGACCCTCTTTTTAAAATCATAACTTCTGCTTTTCTGCTTTCAAATGTTCTACGATCATAGCACCAACATAGGCACCCTGTTCCCTCCAGAATTTAACTAGTTCAAAAGCTTCTTCATAATGCTCTAGATCAAATTCTATTTGAATAGCTTTCTTAACTCCATTGGTCATGTCATCAAGTTGATCGCTTACATCTTCGTCATCCAAAATAGAATAGTCTGGAGTCTCTCCCCAATTAGGAACAGTTAATCCCCATTCTTCAAGAAGTTCTGGTTCCCATTCGTTGGCAAGCATTTCCCAATCCCATTCACCAAATCCTATGTTGTCCTTGATAATAAACTGTTTTTGTTCATCTTCTGTTAGATCATCCGCAAAGATGATTGGTACTTCTTTTAGCCCTGCTTCCTTACAAGCCTTTAGCCTCATGTTACCCCCTAGTACAATCATGTCGGCATTCACGACGATAGGCCTGATCTCTAGCATCTTTGGAAACTCTTGAATAGATTTGACTAGCTTTCTGAACTTGTCATCCTTAATGATCCGGGGGTTATTCGGATTACTTTTGATCTCCGAAAGTTTAACGCTTCTGATCTCCATTAGTCTAGCTTTTCGTTTGCTACTTGTAAAGCCTCTACAGGTGTGATCTCCTTTTCTTCTAGCTTGTTAGGAATACCTGCATCATCTAAAAGCTTCTTGAATAGGTAGGCTAGATCAAAGATTCCATCTTCATTATCTAGGGTTATGCTGATTACTTTTTTTTCGCTGTTAAAATTTAATTGAAAGTTTGACATGGTTTTTTATTTAGGTTGATTCATTTTTTGTTGGTGCTTTTCTTCTAAGTATTCCCGGTAGCTTTTTGTGTCTCCCATAGTATCGTGACATATCCTGCACAAGGCCATAAGGTTCTCTATCCGATCTGCTGTTTTACTACCACCCATTCCCCTAGCTTTGATGTGATGGATGTCTACCGCCTGAGATCCGCAGGATTCACAGGGAATAAAATCAGCTATAGTGTAGCCGAAATATTCCATGTAAATCTTGGTGTGCTTTTTCACTAGAAAGGAAGGTCATAGCTTTCTTCCATCACAGGTGCAGGTGCAGTAGGCATCTTGTTAACCTGTGAGTTATTATTTTCTTCCTTTTTATAATCGTTTAGGGTAATGGCTACATCCTTTCCGTATTTATTTGGTTCATCAAAAACATTGATATTAATGTTCACATACTTCTTTCCCTCATAGGTGTATGCGTGTGCCTCTGCATCGCTGATACAAAATGATGATGTCATCCAAGAATCATTTCTTTTCTTTCCGCTTCCTAATTTTACTTTTGGTTTGGTTTCCATGTTATGTGTTTTTAGGTTTTCTTCCTCTTTTCACCGGGGCTACTGCTTCCTCCTGTATTTCGGCACTTTCTTCCTCTTGCTGCCGATACCATGTAGTATTTTCTTCGTT